GGTGTTTATGACTTACAAGCTGACGAATTTCGCGATGGAAGATCAGAAGACTATATTACATTTAGTACTGGTTATGACTACATAGATTTTGGTCCAATTGAAGGACCAGAAATAGAAGAAGAAATAAGAGAAATTTACGAATTCTTTGAACAAGTATTTCCTCAAAAATCAGTAAGAGAATATATACTCCTTCTTCTTTCCAGCTTTTTAGGAGGTACAACTCGAGATGAAAAGTTTCATATTTGGACGGGCATAGGTTCTAACGGGAAGAGCAAAATGCTAGAACTTATCGAGTTCGCATTGGGAGACTATGCATGCAAATTATCAAATACTGTGCTTACACGAAAACAAGGTAATAGCAGTAATGCATCACCTGATATAGAACAAACCAAGGGAAAGCGTCTTGCCAGTATTCAAGAAACAGAACAAGACGATATGGTAAATGTTGGACGTATGAAAGAACTAAGCGGTGGAGATAAAATTTACGCTCGTGGTTTGTTCAAGGATCCTATTCAGTTTAAGCCACAATTCAAAATGATACTATTATGTAACGAGCTTCCTAAAATTAATGCAGACGACAATGGTACATGGAGACGTATAAGAGTTGTGCAGTTTATTTCAAAATTTACAGACAATCCAAAACTCGAAAACGAATACCCTATTGACCATATGCTTTCAGAAAAAATCCATAAATGGAAAGAAGCATTTGTATATTTGCTATTGCAACTATATAAAAAATACAAAAAAGTAGGGCTAAAAGAGCCTCAGGAAGTGCTTGAAGTAACACGTGAATATCAGCGAGTTAGTGACTTATACAATGACTTCATAACTGATAACATTGCCAAAAAAGAAAATTGTCACATTGGACTCAATGAAACATATCGAGTTTTTAAAGATTGGTTTAAGAATAATAGTACACAATCAATGCGTCCTCCAACAAGGACATATTTCAAGGGTAAAATGGAACAAAAACTTGGTCAAAAATACGAACAAAATCGTTGGACTGGGTTTACCTTAGTAGACGAAGAAGACGAAGACGAAATAGATTAAAAGTATGGTATATACCTAGGTTTATTATAATCATAAATTTCTATTACAAACGTTCCATTGTAACCAGGTATACTAATTTCATCACCATCATAAAATTCTTTACTTTGTTCAATAGGTATTTTAAGAGAAGTATTTAAATGATTTGTAGTATAATAATCCCAATTATTTCTATTCAGTTTACGTCCCATAAGAGGCATCATTTGTTCTGGATCAGTTACAACTTTTTGACGCAATACACCTACTTGATGCCAAGAAGTGTATTCACCTTGTGTAGGAATATTGATTCTGTTATCCAAGTATATATTTTCTCTAAAAGGACCATTATCCTTTTTATCCATTTTATCCATTTCATCGCTTTTATCCATTTTATCCTTTTTATTCATTTTATACGAGCTATTACCGTTTAATAAATCATAGTACTTTGATTTGTACATGTCACGCTCTTGAATAAATTGGGTCATAAGCATAACAAATATTATTCCGACAATACCAATTATGGTATATAAGCCAGGAATACTAAAACAATATTCACCTGCAAATGCGTCCATTATAATTAACGCAAATATTTTAAATGCAGTCAGAAAATAAAATTATAAATTCTTAGACTAATCAATATGAAGCACGCAAAAGCAAGTAAAAAAAATATATCATGCAGTGAGTTTACGCATATTGTGCATATTTCTGATATTCATATTAAGCCATTAGAAAGACACGACGAATACTTAAAAGTATTTCAAAGCTTGACAAATAAAATAAAAAGTTTTAAAAATAAGCACAAAATTGCTATTGCAATAACAGGAGATATTTTTGATAATAAAACAGTATTCAAACCCGAAACATTTAACTTATGTAAAATGTTTATGAAAGATTTATCGCAACAAGCACCAGTATTTGTTATTGCAGGAAATCACGATATGCTTGAAACAAACACACGACGACTTGATGCATTGACACCCATTGTAAATGATATTCCAAATTTATTTTATTTTTCTTTAAGTGGATGTTACAAAGTAAATGATTACGTTTTTGCAGTATCGTCATTGTATGACAAAGAAATAACTAAAATTGAAAATAAAGACAAACTTAATACTGTTATTGGAATGTATCATGGTATGTTAGCAGACACCATAGAAAACGAACGCGCTTGTTTAACCAGTGAAGATTTTATTAATTATGACATAGTTATGCTGGGAGATATCCACAAACGCCAAATGATTAAACCGCATATTGGTTATTCAGGCAGTCTTATTCAACAAAATTACGGCGAACCATTAAACCATCACGGTGGACTATTATGGGACATAAAATCAAAAACTGCATCACAATTTGATATTGAAAACGACCACGGATTTGTTGACATAGTATGCAATGATGGTATATGGGTCAATAAACAAATCGAATTACCAAAGCACGTATATTGCCGCTTTATTGCATCAAATACCAGCGATTACGAAATAAAAGAAATTATTAAACAAATTGAAACAAAAACAGAATCATGTATTGTAACCATTAAAACACAACCAAGAGATAGCCTTAAACACGAAACCCAAAATAATTCGATTTCAAACGAATCAGATATGCTAACAAAGGAATGTGATATTCTCAAACTGGACATTGACACAATGCTTTCATTACATAATGTATACAAACAAGAAGCACTAATAAAAGACAATAATGAATATTCGTCGTGTGTATGGAAACCAATAAAAATGGAATTCAAAAATTTATTTGGATACAATAATTCCAAGGTACATACTATAAATTTTTCAGACAACGTATACAGCATACAAGCACCAAATGGAAACGGCAAAACATCCATTGTCAATGCATTGATATTCGGTATATACGGCAAAACACCGTTGGTACCATTTGGTCGTGGTCATACATACGATATAATAAATAATCTTGAAAACAACGGCTTTGTAAATATTTACTTTATGTTTAACAATGTTCATTATTTAATAAAACGATACAACAACACGTCTAACAAGCGGTACAGAACAGAAAAATTTATTAACACAAAATTACAATCATATACGTTCCATGTTGAGCTTTACGAATATGGAAACAATTTTGATAATCCCGATCCAAAAAAGATTTCTGAAACTGGTAACGCAACTGATGCAGTTATTTTGAAAATGTTTGGCGATATTGAATATTTCTTGCATTCCAATTTAATGGACAAAGAAGCATCAAAAGATATTGCCAGCTCAACTGCACAAACAGAGCGACTAAGAATATTAAAGAAAATTTTTCACCTAGATTACTACGACGAATATAAGTCTATGAATAATTCCAGAATAAAATCAATGAAAAAGACACAAGATGCTCTTATGAATGAAATAAAAGGCATGGAAGCAACATACCAAGAAATGGATAAGGACGTGCTTCAAAATACTATAACAAACGAAAAAAAGGAACTAAAAGAAGAAGAAAAAGGACTACAACAATTACAAGAAACACTAACACAAAAAGAAGAACTTTTTCAGTCTACGTTGTCAAAACTAGAAATTGCAAATTTAAAGCTCGATAATACAAAGCATCACAAATCAAATTATTCTCAAAAAGAACTTATACAAAAAATTAAGAACCATGCTTATTATAATAAACAATTAATCAATGAACAAAGCAACAGTGTAGCATGGTATGACTCTGAAATAAAAGGTCTCAATAAGCTAAATAAAGAATACACTCGTAATATACTCCATAAAGGAACAAAAGAAGAAATAATGCAAGAAATAGAGGACCTTGAAAGTGAAAAAGAAAATATTGGTTACATAGAAATTCACGAAGAACTAAAAGAAGAAGAAAAAGAAAATTATTATAACTTTAAAAATAACCAACAAAATTGCAGCAACAAAATTAATGAACTTGAAAACAAAAGTTGTATTGAAAACGATTTATCATTACAAGAAATAATCGAAGAAATTGAAAATGTAAAACAACAACGCAATGAATTATTAAAAAGATCTTCAAATACAAAGTCGAGAAAACAGCTTGAAACAGAATTATATTATATTCGCCAATCCATTGTCGAAACAAATGAAACCGAAGAGCAAATAAATCAAACAATCCAAAATTTACGCGTTGAAATAGAACTATTAAAAAGAAAAACAACAAATGAAACAATCGATGAATTTTATTGCGATAAACCAAACGATGTATTAATGCGGTTAAAATCTTCTCTTGAACGTAAATTAATAGACCCGAACTCCATAATCATTCCACCAAAAATATTAATTGACGAAGAAAACCAAGAACTACTATTTAATGCCAATGCAATTATTGATGACTGTAGAAATCGACTTGAAAGTTACTATGACAGTATATATTGCGACAAAGAACAAATCATTGAACTACTTGACGTCATAGACACTCTTCCATATAAAAAAGTGTCTTCGTCGTATATTAACAGTGATCACGATAACATTTTTAAGCGTCTTGACAAAAAAAATATTGAAAACATTGAAACAATTTTAAAATCATGCTGTGACAATACTATTGATATTGGATTGGTTGAAACACTGCATAGAGATATATTTATTCAAGAATCTTTGGTTGACAAGTACCAAAATGCAGCTGAAAATAACAAAAAACACGACGAGCTTAGCAAGTTAAAGCAAGAAAATGAAAAAATATTAAATAACATAAATAATATTCAAACAATACTTGATATTAACGAGTATAACGAAAATAAACAAAAATTAATTACTTACGAGAAAAAATTAAACAATATAAATAAAATAAAACAAGCACACGAAATACAGCAACATTTAGAAGATTTAAAATCAACAAGCCCCGATTCCATTGAATCGGAACTAAATGAACTTGACGAATACAATCAAGAACTCATAGAGCATATGAACTATGTAAATTTGAAAAATTACAAAGCACAATACAAAGAAAATGAAATAATAATTGAACAACTAAAAAATAAAATAGATAACCATAAAAAATACACAAACTATTCCAAGATAGCACAACAAATCCATAATTATAATCAAACACTGACTTATTTAACCCGTTATGAAGACAATAATATTGAAATCGAAAAATTACAAAACCAAAAGCAAGAACAAAAAGAAAAAGAAAACTTTTTATTAATAAATGACCAACTAACTTACATCGAATTAAAAGAATCGTCTGTTAATCTTAGTATTGAAAAAGAAAAATTACAACAAGAATTATTACCGCTTAAAAAAAATTGTAGTGATTCAAATAATAAAATAACATTATTAAAAAGTAACATACAACTGAACAAAGAAAGAATCAAAACCATTGAAACTACTAGTACGAAAATTAAGCAATGTATAAGTGACATAAAAGATATTCAAATACAGTTATCCAAACTCGAAGATTATGATAAACTTATTTCTAATAAAGGACTACCGTCTAAAATTCTTTACGACATTATAAAGTCGATCGAATACTATATAAATAGTCTTATCACAAGCTTCATAAATTACCGACTTGAATTTGCATTTGACTATGATAAACAATACTTAGAAATTTTATGCTATAACACAAAAACAGAAAAATGTTTGTCTTTCCAGAGGTTATCCGGTTACGAAAAATGCGTTGTTAGAATAGCATTAAAGCGAGCAATTAATAAATTTTCGTGTAATTCAAAATCGTCTTTAGCTATTATTGACGAGGCATTTGACTGCATCGACGAAAATAATTTTACTTCAAAATTACCACAGCTTATTTCATTAATAGCAGAAGACTATGACGTTACATTAATAATTTCACAACGGGATATTAGCCATATTGCAGACAAAACAATAAAAATAAGAAATAATGCTATTGCTGTGTATTAGTATTTTCCAAAAGCTCTGTCATACATTTTTTATGTTTTTCTCCAATTAATACAAAGTCACTTTCGTCATCATCACTACTAAAGCTTTCATCAAAATAATTATCAAATTTTTTATTGCAAATAATTTTGGTAACCATAAAAACAAATAATCCAAACGTAGAAATACGTGTTAATGAATAAATAAATTCAATTAAGTACATTTTAATTTAATACTATAATTTTAAATGCCATATTGTTTTAAAAAACAAACAATATAATAAAAATGAATATAACTTTTGCAAACGTACCGGGTATAATACAGTATGAAAATGGCAATTTTCAATATTCACTAATGACCATAAAAGAACTAACAACAGATAATTATAGTTTATGGAAAGGACAACGCTTTATAAACAGACAACACATAAAAGAAATAAAAGAAGAAATGATTAACAGTATAAATACTACTAAAAATATAAAATATTCTTCTAGTTTACCTCACATAGCTCTTACAACAGATAAAAAGAAATATATTATAGATGGACAACATCGCATAGAGGTATACAAAGAAATATGTAAAAAACATAATAATGCTATTAAAGTACTTGTATTATACGAATATTGTAATAGCGATGAACAAGTAATGGAATCATTTAAACGTTCCAATACACAATGGGAACAAAATGATGAAGTAAAAAAATGGATACATGGTGAAGAAAACGAACATCCAAAACCGCAAAATAATATGGAAGTAATTCAAAAATTATGGAACGAAAAGTTAACAGAATACGGTGGTTTAAAAGGAATGATTAGTAGATCTTCTAAACCACAAAAACCAAACATAAATGAAAATAATTTTTTAAATTCTCTTACAAGTTTTACAAGTTTTACAAGTTTTACAAGTTCCATTGAACCTAATAAGAATATTACTTACGAACAATTAAAGTTACAATTAAATAATGCAAATGAAAAAATAAAAAATTTAAAAAGTACAAACGAATACAAAGTAAAAAATCCAGAACGTTGGAAAAAATGCGAAAAATTTAATTGTTACATTGGACTAGTACCAGATTTTACAATTTATATGAAAGAAGAAAAAAAACAACAACGAACAAATATACCTTCTGGAATAAGAAAAAAACTGTGGAAAAATCATTTTGGTGAATACGCAGCTGTTGGTAATTGTAAAGTATGTACAGATTTAATCCACATAAATAGTTTTGAAGCAGGACACATAGTGGCAGTAGCAAAGGGAGGATCAAACCACATTGAAAACTTATTACCGATATGCCAAACTTGTAATCGTTCCATGGGTACAACAAATTTATACGATTATAAAAATAATTATTTTAAATAATTAAAAATTTTTTTTGTTGTTTCAAAATAAAATTTTTTTTCGGATTTTTTAATATTTAAAATATTATTAATAGTTCTTAAATTTGAATCGTATAAAACATCAAACTTTTTTTCTTGAAACAACAAAATATTTTTTAAACTTTCATATTCTTCGTTGTCAAGACAATCTGTGATTTTAACTTTATTGCAATACTGTATAAGCTTTCTTTCTTTTGTATTGTTATCAAGATCTTGCCAAGTTAGTTCATGAATACAACCATTAAGACCGATTTGTCCATCCATAATGTTTTCGGTAATATTTATCAAATTTAAATTGCATATATTTTCTCTGTTAACTACATAATTATTATTTCTGTTAACTTTTTTAAATTTTTTTGGATACACTTTAATCATTTTAAAATTTAAAAAATAACAATCAATTTTTAAATTAAATATTTCCAGAACGTGGTATATGTTCATTACCAACACGAGTATTTAATGGTTTATATATAATATTATAGTCTTCAACAGACATTGAATACTGTCTTTTGGTGTCTAGGTGTTTCAAATTTTTAAAATTAACTGGTGCACAATTATTAAACCCCATGTATAAATTATATGTTTCCATTTTTATAATATACAAATATATTAAAAAATAAATTATAAAGTTATAAAAGATGCAAGCATATTCATATGACAGAGAAACTGGTATTTTTATTGGTATTACAGTAGCACATGAAAATCCAAGACGACCAAACAACTACTTAATACCCGCACAGTCTACATTAAAAGAACCACCAGTAATAACTAATCCTTCAAAAGTAGCAAAATACGATGGTAATAACTGGTTAATTATAGATAAACCACCAAAACCATTAACTGAAGAGGAAAAAGCAGAAGAAGAATTTAAAAAGAATTATGTAAAACCTGATCCAGTACAATTACTACGAAATAAGCGAGACAGAATGTTGGCAGAAGTAGATTGGTATGTAATACGAGCTGTTTCTACTAACACGGAAGTTCCAGAAATTGTAAAAGATTATATGCAACAACTAAGAGACTTACCTTCCAATAGTAACCCACAATTAAAAGAAATAAATTTATATTATCACGTACTTGATGAAACATCAGTAAATTGGCCTGTTTTAAACATTTAATTGTTAATACTTTATACATAGTAATAAAGCAATATTACGTGGACGGGTTTCACCAAGACTACTACTTGATACTTTTGATGAATCGAAATATAATATACCACTATTACTTCCATCACTACCATTTGGCGTATTCCATGAATTCCATCCACCGTAATGTGGTTTCCAAAATGGACCAGAACCACCACCACCTCCATATGCCCAAGTTTCTGAAATTTTATACATTTGACCAGTTAATGTTTTTGTTGCATAACTCTGAACATTCGAATTAAATTGTCTATTTGACTCTGTTGTAGAACCACCGTATGTATAAGTAGGGTATTTATCAACACCACGACCATTGTCCCAACACCGTATAAATTCACCACGTAAGTCAGGTAAATTAAAACTATTAGCATCAACAGAACCATATGTAGTACCTATTATGTTAAACAAATCTATAAAATCATTTCTAATTAAAGAAGCACCGTTACATTCTAACCAACCTTTTGGTACGCTAGAACGACCAAAATATGCAACAGTACCAACTATTAAATTTATTTGATTTGTTTTTATTTCACTTACTTTCATTTACATACCATAAGAAAATAAATAATCGCTTTAATACTTTATACATGCTATTAAAACTACGTTTCGTGGTCTTGTTTCTCCCAGACTACTATTAATAACTCTTGATGAATCAAAATAAACTGCCCCACCAGCACTATCGTCGGTACTACTTGGTGTCAATCCTTGTCCATATCCACCGTATTGTGGTTTTCTAAACACACCATATGCAGATCCATTATAAGCCCAAGTTTCTGATACATAAGCGACACTACCAGATATTGTTTTTGTTGCATAACTCTGAACATTCGAATCAAATTGTCTATTTGACTCTGTTGTAGAACCACCGTATGTATAAGTAGGGTATTTATCAACACCACGACCATTGTCCCAACACCGTATAAATTCACCACGTAAGTCAGGAAGAATAAAATTATCACTATTTGTGTATCCATATGTAGTTCCTATTTCTGAAAATAATTCAATATAATCAGATCTATTTAATACTGCACCGTTACATTCAAGCCAACCGATTGGAGGACTAGAACAAGCAAAATAAGCAACTGTTCCAATCATTACATCTATGTTTTTAACAACTATTTCACTAATGTTCATTTAATAGTGAAAAAGAAAATAAAATAATGCTTTCAGTATTTTATACACGCTAATAAAGCAATATTTCTTGGTCTTGTTTCTCCAAGACTAGAATTTGATACTCGTGATGAATTAAATTCAAAAGACCCGGTACCACTACTATCAACGTGATTTGGAGTATTCCCAGCATAATAACCACCAGATCTCCACATAGGTCCATTAGCAGAACCATAATTAGCAAATGTTTCTGATATTTTATACATAGAACCAATTATTGTTTTTGTTGCATAACTCTGAACATTCGAATCAAATTGTCTATTTGACTCTGTTGTAGAGCCACCGTATGTATAAGTAGGGTACTTATCAACACCACGACCATTGTCCCAACACCGTATAAATTCACCACGTAAGTCAGGAACATTAAATGTAGCTCCATCATCACCAGACGTATATGTTAACCCCACGCTATTATATAAATCTGGATAGTCATCTCTATTTAAAGCAGCACCATTACATTCAATCCATCCTATTGGAGGACTAGATTTGGGAAAAAATAATATTAAACCAGTTAATATATCTATTAAACTAGTTGCATCTATTGTACTTATGTTCATTTAAAATAGAAAAAGAAAAAAGTAACTTATTTAATACTTTATGCATGCTAATAACACAATATTTCGTGGTCGTGTTTCATCTACTCCTCCACGACTAGAATGATCTGGATCAACGCGCGTATTTCTTCCAGCACCACTGTAATGATCCATTATACTATAACTACTTGCATCGGAGACAAGACCATGTGTTTGGTAATTAGTATTACCACTTCCGCTAAAATTACGATCATCAATGGGTGCACCAGACATCCAATGTACGTGGTTTTCAAATGTATCTAACTGAAAATTACTATCGATAGAACGACTATAATCTTCACCAATACCATGTGACCAACATCGTATAAATTCACCACGTAAGTCAGGTAAATTAAAACTATTTGAGTCAACGGATCCATAACGTGTACCAACAACACTATAAAGATAGTTATAATCTTCTCGGTTTAAAGAAGCACCATTACATTCAAGCCATCCAATAGGCGCTGATGTTCTTGCAAAGTAAACCACTGTACCTACCATTACATTTACTTGTACACCACTGCTTATTTCACTAATGTTCATTTAATAATAAAAAAGAAAAAAGAAAAAACAATTTAATACTTTATGCATGCCATCAAAACTAAATTTCTTGGTTTTGTACCATAATTTCCAGCTGTTCCAGTGTCACGTACATTTCTACCAACACTAGAATTACGATCTGTCGTGCTAGAGCCTCCAGCATCGGCAATCACACCATATTCTTCATATGTACCTCCCGTATTACTATAATCTCTATTACCTAATACTGTACCAGATACCCAATGTCTATGTTGGTTTAGCATTTGTTCTTGAAATTCCTGACCATTATAACCATTGAATGCTACACCGTCAATAATAAACATACCAGAAATAGACACATAACCCATAGATCTATTGGGGTCAAGTCCACGTCCTTTATCAAAGCCACGTATAAATCTTTGACGTAAATCAGGTATTTTAAATGTTGAATTACTAGTTCCACCAAACTTATTTCCTATATATGCATAGAGTTCAGGATAATCAGATACATAAAGTGTAAAACCATTACATTCAAGCCAGCCATATGGAACAGTCTCGGTCCCAAAATACATTATAGTTCCAACAGTATCATATAAACGTACTGTGTTTAATTCACTAATGTTCATTTATAATAAAAAAACATTAAAAAATAAAGATTTAATATTTTATGCACACCAAAAGAGCTAGATTGTAAGGTATTACTTCATTATTTATATTATAACCAGGGTCATCACGTGTAAAAATACCATAAGCATAATTTCTATCATCAGCCGAATAATACCCAGCACGTTCATCAGCTACAAGACCAAATCTTTGACTATTACCTGTTGTACCACTTTGATTGTGGTCATCTTGTGGAGCATACGATATCCAATGTTTATGAGTTTTGATACGTTCTTGTTGGTAATCGTTTTGAAGAGTTCTTCCACTATCTATTCCACGTCCATTATCTAAACATCGTATAAATTCACCTCGTAAATCTGGTATACTAAATGTACCAGATGCCTGACTAGAACCATTATAAGTATTTCCAATACATGTATAAAGATCTTGATAGTCATTAATATTCAAAGACGAACCGTCACACACCAACCAACCAATTGGTGGTGTTTCATTTGGAAAATAGGCTATTGCACCAACAAGATCAACAAATCTTTTATAAACTATGCTTTCAATGTTCATTTAACTCTAAGATAGAAAATATTTTAAATTTATATCATACGGCGGAATTTGAAGGTAAAGTTT